GCCGATGACCTCCGCCAGCTCGGAGCTACTGCGCCGCAGCCGCACGACAATTGCATTCGGCGAATCGACGCCAATCGAACGGTCGCGGTTCGGGAAGATGCGGCCACCGACAAGCGCTGGCTCTGTCTTCAACAGATCGACCAGCGCCTGCCGGATCGCGCGGTGCGCGGTGGTCATGGCTTCTCCAGAATGATTAAGGTCAAGCCAACCTCAAGCTGGCCGTCCGGACGGCGCTCGGCCACCCGCCACGGCTTGCCGTTGACCGTAATGTCGGTGCCGACGAATTCGGCCGGTACTTCGGCGCTGCTGATCACCATCTGCGGATCCGCCGCACCCATGCCGACCAGCCCGACCGTCCCCTGCCTATATTCGGCGTCGAAAATGACCGACACATCGTTGCCGCCGATGACGGCAATCGCGTTGGCCAGGTGTTTCATCACGCTGACGTTGAGCCGAGCTTCGGAGGCCGCGAAGGACATGGTCGCGGGGCCGGTTAGCGGATGCCGCCATCGAGCAGCACGCGTGCTGCCGCGTCGCCGTTGGCCTTGGCGCCGGACAGGGCGCCCACCAGCGTGTTGCCAGCGGCCGTGACGGTGATGCGGCGGTCGTCGCCGTCCCAGTAGACCTTCGTGCCGACGGCACCGATATCGGTGGCGAGCGCGGTAATATCGAAGACGCCCAGGCGCTTAATCTCGACCTGCGCGCCGTTGGCAGCGTCGCATGCAGCGATGCCGAATAGGGCTCCCACCAACACGCCTTGGCCGCTGGTCACCGCGTAGGGCGCGGGGACGGTGATGACCTCACCGCTTTGAACAAAATTTCTCATGATCTGATCCTGATTGATTTGGGTTGAGTAGGCTCGCTGGCCGACCGGCCGCTATGCCTGGCCTTTGTAGAGGCCGCGATAGTCGATCGCTTTCGTCGCGAAATCCAAACGGCACTTGTACGAGATGCCATCGACCTCGAAGCCGACTTGGCTCTCGATCACAGGGCCTTCGGCACCGTCCAGGTAGCAATACTCGACGGTGTCGATTTGGCCGTTGTTGCTGGCGAGGTACCAGTCGGTCAGGCTCAGGCCGTCCAGCACTGATTCAACGATCGGTTCGACGGCGGTACGACCACCCGCGCGGAATTCATTGATGTCCGCTTGCTTGGCCGGAACGTAATTGGAACTGGTCAGCTGATAGGCGTCTTGCTCAAGCGAGGTCGGAACGATCAGGAACTGCGGCGCGATGTTCAGGTCCTCGCCTTGCAGGCCCTTCTGCTGGCGCATCGCGGCCCGGCCGGCTTTCAGACCGGCCATGGCAAGCGGCGCGCCGGTGCCAAGATTCTTATGGTCGGCGTGGAAGACTTCTTTTCCATCGGCCATCATGCCGCTGGTCAGTTGGCTGTAGACCAGGCGATTTTCGAGGCGGCGGGCGCTGGCGCCAAAGGCGCTGACGAGGCGGTCGAAGGAGCGCAGATCGTCGTTGATGATGGATGCCCGGGTCAGGCCGACGATACGGCCGTGGGTGACAACCGAGTAGCTCTCGCCGCCGTCCTTCATGGTGCCGTACTTGAATTCGCCGTGCTCATTTGTGCGCAACAATTCCGGTGCGCCCGACAGCTGCACCACGTTGATGCCCTTGAAGTCCGGGGCGTTCGGGGCCTTGCGCGCCCACAGGTCGTAGGTGCCGACGGCGCCGACATAGCCGTCGCGCAGGCGCTTGTTGGCGACGTTGGAGAACAGGGCGGCGAAGTCGCTGGTCGTGTGCATGCCCGAGCGGAAGTGCAGCATCTCGGTGGCCAGACGCATCTTGTCCATGCCACGCGTTTCGATGCCACGCGAGGCCAGGAACTCGCGGCCGATCTCCAGCACGCTCATGCCACGGAACTGGCGTCCGTTGTCGGTCAGCGTGGTAGCGGCGTTTACGCGATGCATGAACGCTTCCTCCATGCCGCGCAGACGGGTTTCATGCTCATCGCCGATAGTCTGGATACGGACGTTCTGCTGGTTGCCGCGTGCGGTGTCGGCCCGGGCCAGTTCCTCCAGCACGGCACTGCGGGCCTGGTCGACGGAGTTACCGCTACGGATCAGGCCGGCGGCCAACTGCCCGACATTGTGGCGAGTGCACAGGTCGGTGATGTCGGCGGCGCGGGTGGCAGCGGCGGCGCTGGCGGCATCGATGGCGGCCTGATTACCGGCGCCTGCAGGGTCGGCGGCGCGCTGCGCCTCGATGACAGGTGCCGCTGGCGCGGGAACGCCTGGAACGACCGGTGCGGCGCCGCCCGGGGTATTTGCTGGTGTAGGCATGGAATTTTCCTGAGTGATTAAATGGGCGGGCGCCCGGGTGAACTCGCACGGCATTCCGTTCGAGGGCTGTTCGCGGGTGCTCGCATTGGCATCCGCTGGAACGGTGACGAAACTGATTTCGTAGGGCTGCCAAGACACGGCGCGGTAGAGCGGCATGTTGACGCCGTCGGTGCGATCGATGGCGCGAGTGATTTCGTATTTAGTGACGGCATAGCCAAAGCTGATCGAGCGGATGATGCCGGCCCTGATGTCGGCTACGATGCCGGCCATCTCAGGACGGGTGGACAAGCGAAGAGTGGCGCGGCCCTCACCGTTCTCGATGCTGGCCCGGACAGCGATCCCCAGGATCGACTCGACGCCGCCGTAGGTTTGGTGGCCGTTCAGGACCTGCACCACGCCTGCGTCGAAGCGGGACATATCCACCGCTTCCGCAGTGACGACCAGCTCTTCCTCGTACGGCTGTTCGTTGTACCAGTCGTAGCGGCGCACGCGACCGCCGACAGTCCACACGCATTCGATGGTGTTGTCGGCTTCGTTGAAGGTTGCCGGAACGAGCTCCGCCGCGCGCGCCATCTGCGGCATCGTGCGCGGTGTGCAGTCGTCTGCCGGTGCGGTCAGGGGAGTTTTAGGAGTAGGCATTCAGACAGTCTGCCGATTCATCTGTCTCATTTCCCGGAAAACTGAGACGATGTTTAAGGCCCGTGAAAAAGGCATAAAAAAACCCGCGCATGGCGGGTTAAGCAAAACGCTCTTTTTTCATGCGGGCTTTCTTGGCCCGCTAAATATTCGGGTACGCTTCGATGTCGCGACAGGCTTCGCCGCGTCATCCTCCAACGCTTCGGTAGGCAGATTGCCTTTTTGCAGAAACAGCAGGTATTCCAATATTCCCATCGCACTAAGCTTGTCGTAGTCGGACTTGATCTCGGCGAACACATCGTCCGGATTGTCGCCGCGCTGACGAATCTTTTCACTGAGACTACACAGGCCGCCGCCGATCTCTGCCAGGTCGGATTTGACGTCGTCGACCGGATTGACGTATTCCCACTTAGGAGGGCTGTAGCGCACGGCGTAATCAGGGCGGCGGATGCTGCCGTCCAAATAAGCCGCATCGACCGCAGCGCGGTGGATGGGATCCAGCATCTTGGGGATAAGCACCAGCCATTGCATGCGGCCGACGCTGCGCCGGAAGTCAAGCAGACGCACGCGCGCACTGCTGAAATTCACCTCGTTCATATCACCGGTCATCATCTCGTACGGCACACCGAATCCAGCCGAGATAATATGCATCTGGTATTTCACGTATTCGACATGGCCTGGTGCGACCTTCGGCTCGATGACGGTTACGTTCGTGCCTGCCGGCATCTGGAACACGCCGCCGCTTGGCAGCTCGCCGAGGTCGCCGGTCTGGTTGGCATGCTGCGCCGGGTCGCCGTCGCCGAACACCGGCGCGCCCGCCATCTGCGCAACATCGCCGCTACCGATGACGCCTAACCGTGTTTCGAGATTCTTCCGCGCCAGCTCCGCGTCCTCGTACAGCTGGAGATCGCGCACCCGTCCGATGATCGGCGCCATGCGCGGGAAGCCGCGCCCCTGCCCAGGTCGCTTCGGACTGTACAGGTGGATGATGAACTGGGCCGGCACGCGCTGGCTCTGGTTCTTCTTGCCGCGCAGGCGCGTGGCGTCGCCTGGATGTTGGGGCCAAAGGAAGTAGGCGGTGACGGCGCCGAGGGCGCTGTACTCTATACCGTTGATAACGTCCTGCCCATCGACCACGCCGGTGCGCGTGCTGTCGAGCCAGTCGATTTCCAGCAGTTGGAGCTGCAGCGGGATGGGTAGACCATCGCTTGGCCGGCGCGGCCGCAAGCGGATCAGCACCTCGCCGTCCGCCTCCATTGTCTCGTAGGCCGCCGCCTGCATGCCGTAGTAGTCCAGGCGGCCGTCCGCGTCGCAGACCTTGGTCCACTGTTCGAACAGCGCATTGAATTTGTCGGCGTCGCCGCCGATCGAGCGGGGCATGATACCGGTGCCGACGGTGGCCGAGACCAATCCCTCGAAGCCGGCCTGGATGTATGGGACGTTCTGCAGCAGCGAGCGAGACTTGGCGCGCAGCGTGGCGGCGTCCGCCAGGTGGTCTGCGTTGGCGCTGGCGCCCGCACGGCGAGGGCGCCAAGTGTCGCGCGGACTGGCGGCCTCGTAGGCGCGCTCAAGCTGCTTGCGGGCGAAATGACGTTGAATGCCGGCATTCGGGCTGACCCAGCCGACGACCCGGTCGATGATGTTCATCAGTCGCCCCGGGAAGTGGTGAAGCGGAAGCTATAGCTGCTGCGGCGCGGCATGGGCGCGGCGGCACGCAATACGCCGGCGACGTGGTCGCGCGCTTGGATCAACTCGACGGTGGAGCGGTACTTGACGCGCCGACCGTCCATCTGAACTTCCAGTTCACTGGTGGCGATCGCGCGATCGAGGGCGTCAAGGTCTGTTTGTGTAAGGGCCATGCTGTTGACTGTATCGGCGTGACTGTCTCATTTCCCGGAAAAGTGAGACGATTTTTAGCGCCCCGATGTTTTGATGATGCGATAAACCGTCGCACGGCTGACGCCCAGGCGGCGCGCCACCTCGGTCGGGTTGCGACCGTTGAAGAGTCGCAGCACCTCCTCCACCAAGAGTTGGCGGGCACTCCTCGATCGGCGGGGAATATAAGTTTCGATACCGGAGAACTCTTTGCGCGCCGCATCCTTCAGCTCAGCCACACGCGGAGCAATCTCGGGGAACTCGGCCAAGATGTATTCGAAGATCGCCTCGACCAGATCGGACTCGACGATCGCAGCCGAGCTCACCAGTCCCTCGATGGTTTGCGTGATGGCGGCCGAGGTACTGCGGGTTTCGTCGATTGTCTCGGCCATGGAGCGCCTCTTTCAGTTGTGTGTTCGTTGTTATCATTGGGTGCAGCTTGTTGCTCTTGAGGTATAGGCTCAGGCTCCTTCGGCCCCGCCGCTACCTCCGGGCGCTCGTCCGGTTCGGGTGGCGCCGGAAGCGCCTCGGGTGGCGCTGGCGGCGGATCGTCAAACAGGTCGCCGATCGGCGGATCCACTTTGTTGCGCACGCCTTGCCATTGGGCTTCATTCAATTTGTGTAGACCCAGGTAGTACGCGACGGCCAGGTTGTAGACCATCAAATCTCCGGCCTCGTTGCGCGCCCCATTCGGCTTCTGCCACACGCTGATTTTCTTTCCGCGCTTGTAGGTCGCGACGCGGAACTCGACGGTGAGTTGGTCGTAGTATTCGTCCGGAAGATCCGTGGAGAAGTGAACAGCACCAGGCCCCCTCGCGAACTTGTAGCGGCTGGCAAGCCAGTCCTTCGCCGTATCGGTGCCGATGAACCACAGCTTCGCGCCCTGGGGCACCTTGCGGCCCATCCAGTCGATATCCATCAGGCTTGGCTTAGCACTCAGCACCGGCTTATTCGGCTGGGACGCGCCTTTTATAGCGAAGACATGGCGCCACTGGCGGTCTGCGGTGAAGTTGTAAACGTCCTGCGTGTTGTGACCACCCGAATCGACGAAGGCGGCGCTAATCGGCAGCATCTTCCCGCTGGCGTGCCGATACCGGCCGGTGAGGATAGCGTCCAAGCGCGCCCACACGGCGGTTTCCGCAGGTGCGCCCAACAGCACCTGGTAGTCAACGATCCAGCTTTCGAGGCCCTCGCCCCACGCAACCACCTTCACTTCGAGCCGGTCCGGCTGGGTGTCAACTGTGGCGGTTAGGATGAGGCCACCCTTCGGCACGGTGCCCAGACGGTAGTCTTCGGCCCGGGCCTTCAGTTCGGTGGCCTTGGTCTGTTCCTTTTGCCGCGCCCAGCAGCGCGCCAGGCGGGTGTTGTAGAAAGTGATCATCAGCTCTTCGCTACCGGCGGCCAGCTTTTCCTTGGCAGCCAAATACTCGGTCATCAACCCCTTCCAAGAAAACCAGCCGTAGGGCAAGAACATGCCCGAGATAGTCAGGCTGACGGTCTCGCCGTCACCGGCCACGCCAGTGCTCCAAGCACCGCGTGCGAACATGCGGTTCTTGTCGCTCTCGTACATCATGGCGCCGCAGTCGATGCACGGGTACCTGGCCACCTGGCCGTCCTCGGACAGCTCCAGCCGTTCGAACACCAGCGGCTGGGCATGGCCGCAGTGCACGCAGTCGGCGAGCGCCTCTTCCTGAGTACCCATCTGATATAGCTCATCGATGGCGGACTCACCCTCAATGGTTGGCGAGCTGGGATAGTAAGCTTTCTTGTTCTTCTCGAAGGTAGTCTGGCGGGCCTCGGCCAGCTTCCAACTGGCGCCCTCGCCGTTCACGTTGGCCTCGGCCCGGTCGATCTCGTCGTACAGAACCCGGCGCGCCGGTAGTTCCGAAAGGTTGGCGGCGGCGCCGGACGTGACGATGGTGAGTGCGCCGCCTACATATTCCTTCGTGTCCAGCGTATTGACGGAGTCGCGCGAGCGCGGCGCCGCCACTCGCTCGCTTAATTCCGGCACTGCCGCGATGGTTTTGGAGATCCGCGTGCTCGTACGTTTTGCCAGCTTACCGGTGGGAAGAATCCAGAGGAAATTGGCCGGGCTCTGGTGCACGCTCGCGGCGAACCAATTCAAGCCGACTTGGGTTTTGAGCATCTGGCTTGCGCCTTTGAGCACGACGCGCTTGCAAGGATGGTTGTCGGATAGCGCCTGCATCACACGGCGTGCGTGTGGCGTTCGCGACGTGCGGTACTTGCCGTGCTCATTAGCGCCGGAGTCGGCCGGGATGATCATGAACTTGTCGGCCCATTCGTCGACCGTCATATCCGGATCCGGCTGCAAGCCGCGATGGAACGCGCCAGCGATAGTGAAGGCGGCGCCGTTCATTCCGTTGCATCCTCTTCGCCCAGGGCCAGCTCGGTGGCGAGCGTGTGCTGCATGCTGGCGAGCAGCGCCCGATGTTCTCGCGTGATGATCGCCTCGCACTCATCGGCGTCGCTGATGGTAGCGACATCAGCACCAATGCGACGCGAGCAGTTGTTCATTCCGTCGCGCAGCGCCCGAGCGATTTTGTAGATGATGGCTTCGACGTCGGCCTTGATCAAGTACGTGCCGCGTGCGTTGGCCTCCTTCATCTCAGCCAGTGCTGCCTCCGCCGCCTCGCGCCGCGCCCGGCTGCTGTCATAGGTGTTGGCTCTCCCCTCGGACTCCCCTCCCCTCGGCGACGGCGAAACCGCTGCCAAGGAGGCAGGCCTCCTGCCGTTGGCACGGGGGCGCGTGTGGCGCTCGTACAAGATCGTCGCGTATTCGGTATCGACCTGCCCGTCGGTGACAGGGATTTCGCAACGCTTGATGGCGGCGTATCCCTGCTGGCGTGAGATACCCAAGGACTCAGCCCATTTTGCGATAGTTGTCAGGTTCGGCATTTGATGGTCTTGGCGTAGTCAGGGTAGTTGTCAGGAAATGGTTTAGGCTGTCGCTAGCGTTTTAACGGGGTTCGAATTACCCTTGGCCGGCCTCCTCTAGGGAGGACCCAAATAGGGGGGCCACCGGCTATAAATGAATGAATCATGTGCGGGCGGTCCGGACGGCCTCGGCGAAGGCGAGCTGGAACTCGCCTTGGAACTCGGTCTTGACGGTCTGCTCGACCACATACTTGAAGTCGAAGCGGGGCTGGTAAAGGGCCGAGCGCACGAACAGCAGGACGGGCCTGACAGCGGTGCCGCCGTTGAAGCTGATGCGTTGATACACGCCCAATGGCAGACGGTCGCCGGGAGTGCCGACGAAGTAGACAAAGCCCTGCACGCGCTTGTTGCCGCGCGCCAGGCGAGCTTTGCCGTTGTCGTTCATGTTGGCCTTGTAGCCCATCTCAGGGAAGGCGCGAAAGAAGGCGAGGATCTGCACAATCTGGCCTCGGCTCATGTTGCCGTAGCTGTCCACCTTAGCGCCCTGCCCCGGTACCGCGCGGTACCCAACGGGCATCACGCCAGCGGCGGTCAGCGCCACCTCGAAGCGCTTGAGCTTTCGCTGCCCGCCGCTTACCTGTGCGGCCAGGAACTTGGACGCCGGCACAGCCTTGGCCGAATCGTCTTTCAGCTTCACCTCGGCCTCCATTCTGGTCGAAGTGGCCGGCCGCGTGAACGTGCTGCTCAACGTGAAGGGAGTAGGGTTGCTGAACACATCCCGCATCTCGCGCACCTCGGCCAGCTCGGCAGTCTTTGCGGTGCGCGTCAGCGCGACCCTGGTTGCGAACCGGACCTGCTTCTGACCGGCGACGGTCTGCCCGGTCAGCCCATTGATCGCGCCACGTACATTGATATTCATCGGTCCTCCTCCAACTCTGCTGCACTGAACTAAAAAAAGAGCCCGCGCACGGCGGGCAAAACGAGTGGCAACTGTAGGCACCGCTTATAGCTGCGGGTCAGACGGGATCACCTCCTTCGCTGTTGGAAACTGGAGTGCAGACGTCTGCACCAAGGGCCACAACTTCGGCCCATGCCCCGTCCAACAAATCCTTGTCGGCAGGCGTGCGGCGCTCTACCATTGCGCTACTGGTAGGCTCTCGCGAGGGACGAAAAAAAACCTCGCGAGGCAAATGCCCGGCGAGGTTTATTTACTCAACAGCTTCTGATCCGGCATCAAACATTGCCCTAGATACAGTTACTGCGAGAATGACGCAAATATAGTGCCTGTGTAACACACGTGTCAACAGCTTTTAAAAAATAGGCACAATGCCCTGATCGACGAACTGCCTGTTGAGACGTTGCAAAGCCCGATCCTCCAGCTCGTGTACCCGTCTCTTCAAAACTTTGAACGATCGCGCGTAGATCATATGATTGCCGCCGAAAGACTGCGCCAAGCTCCGGAAGCTGATCTCAATCCTGAGGTGGTCCGCGTACAGTTTGCCAAGCAGACAGTCCAGGGCGAACGGCGGAATCTTTGGAAACGATGGAGAAAGCCAATCCGACAGCCCTTTGATCGCTGCGGTCCGCTCCGACGAAAATGCGAAGCGGCGGCGCGGCGGCGCGCATTGCGACTGTCCATCATCGAGGTCCTCAAATTCCACCTGGCCGAACTTAGCCTGTAGCGCCCAGCACTCCGGTGCGGGAAGCACACGGACTGCCCGAATGACCTTTGCACATAGCGCACGCACCTCGCCCATTTCTAAGCCGCCGAAGTTGATCGTGGCTGATGGGCTGCCGCGCAACTGGTCCAGCCAATTGCGCTGGTCGCCCGTCGTTAGATTCGCGCCTTCCATCATCCTGATCAGCGCCTTGCGCAATGGCGCGTCTTGCTGCGCCTCTTGCGCCAGGATCAAGAACGCCACATGTACCGCCTGCCCTGCCGTAGAGAACACCGCCTCGCTTGCTTTTAATTCCACTACCATAGTCTACCCCTTGATATTCTGTTTAGCCTGCTCATCCAGTGCTGCTTGCCATGCCACTTGCCTTCCGCCACGCCCAGGCTCACGCGGCGCGTTGGGGTTATCCAGATCCACCCGGTTGCCCTTAGCATCGGTTCCGATCCGCACCACACCCGCCCGCTTGACGAATGGCGTGCCGAATGTCCGACCGTTCTCCTCGCTGAAAAAACATCCGGGTTCGCCGTTCATAGCGCGCACCAGGATCGCGTTGAAGTAGTCCACGCCCAGCGCCGCCCTCATGTCGTCGATGATCTGCGCCGTGACGGGCATTTCCGCCCTGAGACTCCCCTTACTCATGACTCACTCCTTGATTTCGTCCCACCTCTAAAAGGTTGGACAGAAGGTTGGACGGCTGAAACCCGCTTGGATACTCATTCTTCCAACCTCCCAACCTACCCAACCTATTTCTTGGTTTGATGGGAAAGGGGTTTGGCGGAGAAGTCCCTATGTGCGCGCGTATACGCATGTGCGCGCGCGCATGGCGGTTGGCGAGGTTGGGAGGTTGGCGGAGGCCCAGCCTATGCGGGTTCCAGCCGTCCAACCTCAAATACGGCAGGTTGGACGGCTGGTCCGCGCTGGCCGGAATTTTGAAGCGCATCAACCGCGATCCCGCCTTTTCCGCCTGCGCACTTGGCACCCGCGATCCCTGGCAGACGATCACTATTGCTTCGCCCAAAACGTTAGAAAGGGAGGTCAACTGGTGCCCCCGTTGGTTGCACCACAGGCGCTACAGGGCGCGAATAGAAGCGCTCGCGAGCACCGGAGGTCTCGCGGTCCTTCTCCCACCCCAGCTTGCGCATGATGGCCGAGATACGCATCGTCTCCAGCTTGGCTGGGCCAAGCTTGGATATCTCGAAATGCAGCCCCTTGGTGAGCAGCTCGCGAACAGTCACACGGTCGATCTTGCCGCCGAGCTTAGGTGTCCCATCCGAATTAAGCCCCTCCAGGTAGTCATACACGTGGCCATGCCATGGGTCCGCTATCTCGCGGTTTTCCTGCTCCGGCGAGATCAAGCGCGTCTGCTGTTCGCGCGTCGGGTAGTGCAGCACGCCTGCCCGCATCATGGCCACGGCCTCGCCAAACAACTGATCTCTGTCGGTGGCCAGCGCGTCCAAGTTGATGCGCCCCGTCGCCACCGGCCAGAATCGACGATTCCCTGTCGTGTCCTTGAAATACTCGCCCTCGTTGGTGGTCGCCCCGAAGGCGCAACGGCGCGGCATGTTCTTCATGCGCCGACCATATGGCTCACGGAAGCGGTCGACGGTCGACGACATGAATGCCTTGATGGCCGTCACCTCGGAGCGGTTGAATTGCTCCAGCTCGGCCACCTCGTACAGCAGCACGCCTTGGATCGACAGATAGCCGTCCTTCTCCCCCATGCGGAATGGAGTGTCGGCGAACCAGTCGCCGCCCAGCACCTTCAGCGCGGTTGACTTGCCCTCGCCCTGCCCGCCCTCGAACACCGGCGCATAGTCGTGCTTGATGCCAGGGTAGTAGGCGCGCTTCACCAGGCCGGCGAAGAACATGACCGCGATCAGCTGGAGGTATTCTGTGTCGGCGCAACCCCAGTAGGTTGAGAAGGCCGATTTGACGCGCGGCACGCCGTCCCACATCGAGGCGCAGCGGTCCATGTAGTCGGTCACCGGATTAAACGAATGCTTGCGCGCCGACTGCGACACGCCGCGCTCGATGTCGCCGATCGCGGCCAGCAGCAAGCTGTGGTGCTGCGACATGTACAAGCCCAGCATGAAGTCGTCGCTCTCGGTCCACTCGCCCGGCTCGCTCGGCCACGGTGTCGCGCGCCGCTTGATCTGCAGGCCGCTAAACAGATCCAGGCCAACCAGTCCAATCAACCTCGGATCGCCCTCCATAACCGTGAAGACGTTCTCGCGGCACCCCTTGATGCCGCCATTACCGGTCTGTATCAATTGCGCCCGCAACTGCTTACGCGACACGCCCGCGCCAGCCGGCAAAGGGGTGGAAGCGCCGGCGAACTGATCATCCATCGGCGTGTCTAGCCATGCGGGTACGCCGTCATCCAGGGACGAGGCGGCGCCCCCTTCCGCGCGCTCTTCCGCAACAGCGTCGGCGGCACCAGGACGCAGTTTCCCCACCCAGCCCAGCACATCCTCGACGGTGCCGCCGCCCGCTATCAGGTCGGCGATGTCCCAGCCATCCTCAACTACGCCAGGCGCGGGAATATCGACGATGAAGGTCGAGCACCCTAGTTCTTGCAGGATGCGCCCGATCTTGATCATGGCCGACATGCCCGGCTGCTCGTCCTCAGGCATCAGCTCGCTGGCGAGCTTGTGGGTGTCCTTGTAGCGCTTGCTGTCGGCATCAGGCCACATGACCACGGTGCGCCCGGCCAGCGGCGTCCAGTCGGTCTTGGCCGTCGCCTTGCTGCCACCGGACCAAGACACGACGTCGAAGTCGCCACCGAGCATGGCATGACCAGCATCGACGCACTTCTCTCCCTCCAAAAGCAGCACGGGCAGATCCGGGCGCAGAGCACCCCGCAGGTACAGTGGACGAGGTTCAGGGAACGCCATCCACCGCCACTCGCAACGCGCCGTCTCGGCGTGCTTGGCGTACACGCACGGCACCACCACCTTGTCGCCAGAGGAATCGGTAAATCGGTAGATCACGCCGAGGAGCAGCCCAGCCTGATCACGGTATTCCCAGGACGCATCCGGCTTGCCGCGCACCACGTGCGCCTTCGGATACGGCCCGGCATCGGCCGGAACGGGCAAAAGCGGCGTCCACGGGGTCTTTGATTTCTTCGCGGAAATCGCCTCTACCCCCTTGCCAGCTTGCGCAGGCGCGCGGTTAACCGGGGTCAAGGGTTTGATGGCATCAGGGCGAGGCTTAGTCGATTTCGGCGCATTGGGATTGGGCGTCAAAGCGATGCCCAATGCGGCGGCTATCGCCGCGCAGGCCTTCCCTTGTGAGACGCCCTCCTTGAGGGCGTAAAGCGAAATAAGATCAGAGCCGCCCTCTTCTGCGGAGAAGTCAGACCAGACGCCCTGCTTCGCGCCTTCGAGACGAACGCGTAAAGATTTCCCGGCTTCGCCGGAGATAGAACCAATACAGAACTCCATGCCCTCGGTGACGCCATTGGGGAACCAGTCACCGAGCAGGGACGCGATGTTTTGAAGCGCAGCTTCACCGACTGTTGCAAAATCGTCGAGCGTCACGCCTTACGCCTTCGATCCGGAGTTGACCCGCTCGCCGGCCGTCAACGATTCCCCGGCCAGGTGTGGTTTTACGGCGTCGCCCATCCGCGAGGGATAAGAGGCGTAGTCGTGGGCACCCTCACGCATCAATGGCATGCGGATCATGTGTTTGGCCGCCAAGGTGCGTGACGAGACGAAAATGCGCGGACCGACGACGACCGGCGCCACCGGCATAGGTGCGTCCGCGTCGACGTCGATATGTTGAAGGCCAGCACGCGTCAGGACGTACGCATCGCCGTTGAATTCGACCATGCGCAGGAACTGCAGCCGATCGATGATCACCTTATGGAATTCACTGATCGTTTCGCTCCACTTACAGGAATTCATCCATGCGTGCAGGTCAGCGCGGCCACCGACGCGGTGAAGGCCCATAAGCGCGCCCTGGGCACGACTGCCCGCACGCGGTATCGAGTGACGGCCGCTCATTCCGCACGCTCGGCATCGGGCTTGCAGTACACGCGGAAGCTCAACGCCAGCAGCTCAGCAATCGATTTCTGCATGCCGGCGGCAATCGCCTCCAGTTCGAAGCGCTCCTTCGCGTCGATCACGTCATCCTCGGTCGCCTCGTCGAAACGCTTCGACAACTCGCCCAAGTGCACGCTCACTTCGCGGAATTTTTTACCCAGGGCCTCGTTACAGTGATCGAGATCGCTGGGCAGCTTGACGAAGGACCCACCGCTTTTGATCGCGACGGCTTCCGCGAAGTGCGTCGTGCCGGCGAATGCCTGCAACTGGAGCGCCAGCTCGACTTGCACGCCCTGCCCTTTACGCTCGTAGATGCGGTTTTCCAGCGCATCGCGAGACATGCCCAGCGCACCTGTTATCGAGTCCCATCCTCCGGGGAATGCCTTGATCATTGCTAAATAAGATTTTCTGATTTCCACTACGTCCCCAGTTCTCGGTGGTTTGCAAGTTGCGATTTGTAAAATATTATTTGTTAGGTAATTTGATGTTGCTGGAACTGCGACCGGGCTCTATCAGCGGCTCGGTAGGTTGAGGACGCGCTGCCGACTCTCTTATAAAAGTCCAGTCGACCTTGCCGTTTAAATCCTCGCAGCGGACCCTACCGGCCGTCAGTTTTTCAATAGTTGGGCAGTGCTCCGCTGGCACTCCATTGATTAGCCATTGCTGCACGACCTGATAGCGCACCCCGACCGCCTGAGCAAACGCTTTGAGAGTCGGGTAGGTTGCGATAGCGGAAGCTAGAGCTTCATTGACGAGAGATTTATCCATGGCCGAGATAATACTAGAAAAACTAGTGTCTACAAGAAAATTCTGTATTGGCGCAATAAATTCTTGTGTTCATACTTGCGACATGAGCATCCATACACGCATTAAGGAGCGCCGTCTCGCGCTAGGAATGAAGAGCCATCAGGCGCTCGCTGACCGCTTGGGCGTCAGTTGGCAAACGGTCCAGCTATGGGAGAAGGACGGGGGGACTGCGCCGAATAGAAATCGCCTACCGGCTGTTGCAGCAGTGCTTGAAACAACGCCTGAATGGCTTGTCTATGGGGATCAAAAAGGTTTAGCCGCTGTGCCGGATGGGGGAAAAACTGGCTATGCTTCCCCAGCGCGCATGCAGTGGGTAAGTGACGAAGAATATGACTTGCTCAGCCTCTATCGCACGACCGACGCAGAAGGCCGGAGTAAGATCATGGCTACAGCTGAAACGATGCCGCGCGTTCTACTTCCCTTTGCCGTTGGCAACGAGTCGTAGCGTAGGAGGTGCTTGGTTTAGCGCCTTATCAGGGTGCTTCCTCGCGTCCATCTCCAGTAGGATCAAGTTCTCATCTTTTCTTCGTTGATCCATCGCCAGATACGCGGCGATCACCCTACTCAAGTTTTCCATTGCTTTAAAAAAAATCATATAGCCAAAGAATCAACTATACAGCGTTGAGTTCCTACTGGCATACCAAAGATAGAGCTTGTTTCCCCCCGCAATTGTCAAATGAAATGTAACAGATTGTCACACTTGGCTATTTTGCCTCTGTGGAGGCGGCGGCCGACGCAATCCGGATACGCTGATTCGAACCTTGAAATTGCCTCCAGTTTGGAGGCAAATACAACACTTTTTGTTCGGCTCGCGCAAGAATCGCGCGATGCGAAAACCACCTATCCAGAAAACTGCAAAAGACGACCAAGTAAAGACTGCGTTGCGCCTTCCCGTCGGGTTACGCGAGGAGATGAAAGATGCGGCGCAACGAGCAGGGCACTCCCTGAACGACGAAATTTTAGGTCGCTGCATGGCGGCATCTTTAGCGGACCGCTTGACCGCCCTTGAATCGGAAAATGCCGAGATAAAAGTAATGCTCCGCGAGGTGCTTGAGGCCGTGTCGATCCGCCGATAACATTCTTCTTTTTGCAACACGACAGCCCGCCCGAGCGGGTTTTTTTTCGCCTAAACAGACGCATTCTTGTATTTCATACACACAAGAACTGCTAGTTTTTCTTGTATTACTATATTTTCTAGCATAGAATCCCCGAATCGAAACGAACTAGGCGGGGATCGTTATGGCAAGAATGACAGCAGCAGCTTATAAGGCAAGCATTAAAGCAGCCGGCGCTTTTGCGCTAAAAGACTCTCCCAACGATGCAGATTTGCGCTGCCGTCTACTCGTCGCCTACTTGGCCGGCTCGTTCGACGACGACGATAAAGGCACCGCCGATCTTTTGCGCACCGTTTATCAGTCAGGCACAACGCCAACTGGCGATCAAGCATGAGCACCTTCATCGTCAAGGTGCGCACGGCCAGCCGCACTAACACCTACTTCGCCATCGCCGCGTCGACCGCCGACGCCATCATGGACGCCACGGATCAACACGCCGAGGAGGAGTGCGTCATCGCCGCACAGCCACATGGTGGCGCTCGATGAACCGCTCCAATAAATCCCGCGAGCTGCACGCCGTGCTGGAGGCCGCGAACAACGCCGCCCGCGTCACGCGCTTCGCCGATGCGACCAATTGCACACGCGGCGAGATCACTGGCGCCGACGGTTGCGTCGATCCCTTCATGGTCCTCAGCGCCATGCGGGCACGTGGCTATGTAGTCGGCGAGCCGCGCATCCCGAAGACACAAACTAAGCCAGGCTACACGGCTTGGAAGGTCGCCATCACCTTCAAGGACGCGGTCGCAACGCTGGTCTTCTTTACACCTGGTGTCGCGCGATGACCGCGCCCACGCCACAACTGGCGGTCGATGTGCGCTGCCTGCTGGCCCGGCCGCTCAGCGAGCTGCGCGGCTTCACCGACCCGGCCGGCCGCCCCATCACACCACGCCAGGTGCGCGCCGTTCTCGTCGCAGAGCTGGCCAGCGGGAACGAACTCCTCCCCGTCGGCCGCACCAACCAATTCGATTTCATCAAGAAGTAACCGGGCGAAAGCCCATTTTTCAGAGGGAAAACATGGAAACCACACTTCAACCCGCAACTGCAGAACAAAGCAACGGGCCCTTATTCTGCAAGGACTGCGTGCATTACACGCAGCCACTCAAGGACTTTGCGCGCTGCTCGGCACCGCAGGTACGCCAGATCGATTTGGTAAAGGGATTTTACGCCCCACGCTGCAGCGATGAACGGGATGATCGCCGTCCAAACCAGTGCGGCAGCGCCGGGAAATTATTCCTGCAAGCCGGCCCGAATAGCGTCGCCGGCCTGAATCAAAGCGCTACTGATCCCATCGAGCGACGGGCATAGGTGGTGAGTGACGACAGCCGCAGCGTAATCCTTCGCCGCTGCATTCATGACTGCGGCCACTAGCTCAGGATGCTTCAACGCGGCCCCATCGCCTAAGAGTTCATTTACCGAAGCAATCGCCTGTGACAGGTATCCATGCGCCGTTTTAGAGGCATCGGCGGCAAGCTCGGTATAAGTTTTTGAACCAGGAATCATTGTGCACTTTCTTTGTTAAATAATCATCTTACACGGATATATCATGACCATCGACATCACCGCACGGGCACCTGAAATAGATCCCGTCATCAAGACGCTGGAGCACATGGAGAACCAGCCATCGTTCGGCGACATCCCCATCGCCTGCACCCAGCCCTCCAAGACCAACCCGCGCAAGATCTTCGCCACGGACAAGCTGGACGACCTCGCCGCCAGCATCAAGCAGCTGGGCGTCGCGCAGCCTATCCTGGTGCGCCCCATCCGCACCGACGGCGCCGGCGTGACCTGGTTCGAAATCGTCGCCGGCGAACGCCGCTGGCGCGCCTCTAAGCTGGCCGGCAAGACTACCGTGCCCGCGATCGTCCGCAAACTGACCGACATCGAAGCGCTTGAGATCCAGGTGATCGAGAACTTGCAGCGCCAGGACCTGCATCCGCTGGAAGAGGCAGAGGGCTACGAGGTGCTGATGGAAGAGGCTGGCTACAACGGCGAAACCATGGCCGAGAAGGTCGGCAAGAGCAAGGCCTACATCTACGCCAGCTTGAAGCTGTGCGCGCTGAACGAGAAGGTGCGCAAGATGTTTTACGACGGCCTGCTGACGAAGTCCACCGCCTTGCTGGTCGCGCGCATTCCGATCCCGGCGATGCAGGAGGCGGCAGCAAAGGAGATCTCGACCGGCTACCGGGGTGTGATGTCGGCGCGCGACGCGTTCCAGCATATCGAGAACAACTATATGCTGAAGCTCAAGAAGGCCGAGTTCAAGCCCTCTGATGCCGATCTCGTCCCTGCAGCTGGCGCGTGCACTACCTGCCCGAAGCGCAGTGGCAATCAGCCGGAAATCTACAGCGACGTAAATGCAGACGTCTGCACTGACCCTGGCTGCTTCAAATCGAAGACCGCAGCGCACGTCATCAAGATCAAGCAGCTGGCCACCGCCAACGGGCAGACCGTCATCAGCGGTGCCGAGGCGAAGAAGATCATGCCGCATTCGTATTCGTCTGAGCTCGGAGGCGGCTACGTCAGCCTCGACAGCATCAACTATAACGACAGCAAGCGGCGGACATACCGCCAGTTGATCGGCAAGGATGCGGCGCAAACGGTTCTTCTGGAAAGTCCTCATGCCGCCGAGATCAAGGAGATCGTGAAGGTAGCCGATATCAAGGATCTTCTCAAGGAAAAGGGCGTTGGCATTTCGGCAGGGGCTGGCAAGGCTAATGACAGCCGCGACCGCGAAAAAGAGCAGGAAGCAAAGGCGAAGGTCGAGCGCGCGTATCGTACAGAGCTGTTCACTGAGATTCATCACGCATCGCTGATGATGAACCTGGTCGACGAGGATCTGCGCCTGCTGGCGCGCATCATGTACAACAACCTGCCAAGCAACACGATCCCGACCAAGCTGGTCATGTCCCTGCACGGATGGACGGACGACACGTTTGCCTATCCGGACCGCGAGGGCAAGCTCAGCACCGCCATCAATGCGCTCTCGCCCGCCGAGTTGAACCAGCTGATCCGCGACTGCATGCTGAGCCACGATATGCACGTCAACGTCTACACCAGCTACTCCGAGAAGGACGAGCCAAACCGCCTACTGGCGATGGCCGCGCGCACCAAGATCGACGCCAAGTCGATAAAGAAACGCTTCACCGACGAAGCGAAAGCAAAGGCCGACGCGAAGAAGAAAGCAGCGGCGCAAAAGGCCGCGAAGGTCACTGGCGCCAAGCTGCCCGCCCCTGCAGCTGCCACCAGCACGCCGGCCTTGTCGGCGCCGGCCAAGGCCACTCCATCGACAAAGCCCAAGGCGCCCGCTAAGCCCGCACCGAAAGTGAAGCCCAAGGCCGCAGCTACAAAAGCAGCAGAGACAAAGCCTGCAACCTCGCCCGCAAAGCCAGCGGTCACACCTCCAGCAGCTGAGCCAACGACTGCGACGCCAGCACCAAACGTCCCGGCAGCGGCATGGCCCTTCCCAACCTCCAGCCAACCAAAATTCTAAGGATACACATGAACGCACCTCTAGATACCCTCACCCGCGCCGCACACGCCGACGCAACCGCCATCATGGACTTTGCCGCAGCCATGGCCACCAAGATGCACCAGGCCGCGATGAAGGGCCATGCCGGCTGGGAAAACGAGGAACTGTGCACAACCGCAATGCTCCGCGTTCATCTCCGTGAAGCCGTGGCCAAGGGCGATCCCGTCGACGTCGCCAACTACGCGATGATGTTGCACGCGCGCGGCGCCGGCACCGCAATGCCCAATGCGTTCACCACCCTCTTCCTGGAGAAAATGGCGATGCGCGATGCACTGCGCGCGGTGCTGGATGAGGTCGCGCCTGGCTGCACGCCAATGAGCATCGATTCCTCCCTGCCCCATCCATTGATCGACTTGGTACGCCGTGCCGCCGACGGGATCGCGCCATGCACGTGCCCTACCGGCGACGGATCGCTCAGTTGGCCCTGCCCGGCGCATCCGCCAGGTAAATGAATTAAATATCAAAAACAACCACCACCGGCGCCCGCGCCCGGTGGTTGACCAACACAATTAAACGAGCAAGATCATGTTGCGCTATATGACCATCCCCAAGTTTGCAATGGAATCGGGTTACACCGAGGACGCGATCCGCACCAAAATCAGGGACGGCATCTGGCCGCAAAATGAGGTCTGGACCAAAGCTCCGGACGGCCGCAATCTTATAGATGTTCAAGGGTACGAGAAATGGGTAGAGACGGGCGGGGCGTTAAAGCTGCATCGGAGAGCAGCATCGAAATCACTTTCACCTATCAAGGCATTAGGTGCCGTGAGCGCATCTCGCTCCAGCCCACCTCCGCTAATCTGAAGCGCGCGGAGCATCATCGCTCCGCCATCATGCACGCAATCGCCACCGACAGCTTTGACTACGCTGCCACCTTCCCAAAGTCCACCAATGCAGCCAGATTCGCCAAGCAGAAGGGCGACGTCGAAACCATCGAAGCTTTCTTGGAGTCGTGGCTCAAACGCCAGCGGCCGCACATGAAGGCGAGCAGCTTCGATGGATATCGGAAAATCGTCGACGGAAAGCTGATACCGTGGTTTGGAAAGCTGAAGGTTTCCGAGCTTAAGAAGGCACACGTGCGCGAACAGCTTAGTCCGCTGATCGCCAGCAACAAGACGTTGGCCAACATACAGAGCGTTCTGCGCAAGGCGCTGGATGACGCGATCGAGGACGAGTTGATCGACATCAACCCGCTTGCATCGTGGTGCTTCTCAAAGATTGAGCCACCGGACGAGGTCGACGACATCGATCCATTTAGCAAGGACGAACAGGCAATCATCCTAGAACAGATCGACGGCCAGGGCCGGAACCTGTTGCAGTTCGCGTTTTGGACCGGCATGCGCACCTCGGAGCTCGTTGCGCTCGACTGGGGCGACATCGACTTCGTGCGCGGCGTAGTCAAGGTGACGCGCGCCCTTACCCAAAAATCGACGGAGCCGGAAGGTACGAAGACTGCGGCCGGGCGGCGCGAAATAAAACTGCTGCAGCCGGCAATGGACGCGTTGAAGGCTCAGAAACAACATACCTGGCTGCGCGGCGCTGAGGTGTTCCAGAATCCTCAGTCCTGCCTCCGATGGACCGGCGACCAAGCGATCCGCAAGACGCTCTGGACGTGGGCGTTGAAGCGCGGGGGCGTTCGATACAGGAAGCCTTATCAGACGCGCCACACGTATGCCAGCATGATGCTGTCGGCAGGCGAGCATCCGATGTGGGTAGCGAAGCAAATGGGCCACAAGGACTGGACTATGATAGCGCGCGTCTACGGACGCTGGATGCCGGATGCGGACGTGGGTGCCGGCAGCCGGGCGGAGTCAGTCTTCGGCCGAACTACAGGCGAGCTTCTCAGCGGGCACGCTTTTCTCTGACCAATAATGGTTTGGCAGCACCGCTGAGAGTCCCGAGCACTTGTGCGGTACGTGACGAAACGCCCGCCGAGCCAGCTAACGAAATCATCTCGATAATATTTTCGTCACCCAGGGTACTAAGAAGGTTCGCTCCGAGCAGAAGCGCGACCTCGTGCGCCCGTTCAAACCCTCCCCGCAGCAAACGACGAGTCCCGGATGCGAGTAAGTCGGCTACTTGAATGCCTGGCTCAGTTGCTGAATCGACGAGTTTGAAATCCTCGCGAATAATTTTCCCAAGGTCAATCCCGTCACGCGGAGGCAGACCGTACTCGTCTGTAAGATAGGTCGGCTGCTCGCCTGGCGCAAATTCAAAACGATCAAAGTAGCTGTAATCCGCGCCTACCAGCTGAATCAGTGGCTCCCCGAAAGACATTGTCTGTATAACGGCCGGGAGCATGAGCTCGAACGCATTATCGTACGCGGTCGGCTTAGTGTTTTTTTGATCAATACGCCAGCGAAAAAATTCCAGCGCCTCCGGCTTATGCTGCGCGTAATAAAGTGATGACCGAGCTACGGTGCGATGAAACAAACCAATTTGGGCTTGTAACTGAATATAGAGCTGCTCAGGCATTGCTCTTACCTTGTTTGCAAGCTCCATAAGACCTTGGCGAGCAGCCGCATGCTCCATTTTGTCGACATGCTTCACAATCTTCTCCGCCTGCTGGTCTCGATGAAGGGCAACCAGAGCTGGAGTTTCCGCGTGAAGGTCAACCGCTGTAGCGAACGCGATGCCGCCAAGTTTACTTAAATCCTTCAAAAATCGAATATACCGCGCTTCGCTTAAGGATTTGAGCTTCACTTCGCCTCCATCCCCATAATCGTCACGAATCACCAGCATCAAAGCCTGCAACTTTGGGAGCTGAGCTTCCGGGATAGCAAAAGCAATGACTACAGACCAAGAGTCACCGCCCGGCGCGTGGACAAAACTACCCGATTCATCAATGTAAATGTACATGGCGGCGTGGGCGTATGGGAAGTCGGCATGCGCCGAAATTGATAAAAAAAAAGCTGTCATTATGTTGTCATTCTGGTGCCTAAACAGCCCCAAAATACCCCAATTAATGACAGCCCTCTACAGCTAACTACTTGATTTCAAACGAATTTTTGGTGGAGACGGCGGGAATCGAACCCGCGTCCGCAAGCACTCCACAGACAGTTCTACATACTTAGCACTATCATTTAATTTAACCAGTACAACACGGACGTGCACGTTTTGGACTAGCGATTCACCT